TTCCAATTTTTGTAATGTTTCCGCCGATACCCCAATGGCTTCAGAAATATTTTTAAATCGTTTTGCTACATCATCTAAATCTTTTCTATTTTTTTCATCTACCACTCTCATAATTACAGCAATTAATAGGCCAATAGCAGCAATGGCCGCTAAAATAGGACCGCCAGTTGTGGATAAAGAAACCATTGCTAATTTAAACACACCAATTGCTTTTTCAATACCATATATTATCCCAATGGCCGTTCCAATAGAAACTACCAATTCCGCAATAGTTAAAATCACTTGTTTTGTTTCAGGTGATAGCGCCGCAAGTTTTTGTGCAAAGGCGCTTAAACTTAAAACCACTTGTTTTATAAATGGCATTAAATCTTGCACAAATGAACGACCAAGAGTTGCAACATCATCTTTTAATGTAGAAATAATACCTTCCAAAGTTTTACTAGCCGTATCCATTCCGTTATAAAATTTTCCACCCGCGCCTGTGGCACTTTGAAATGCCTCGGTAACCATTTGCGCTGAAATGCCCCCTTTTGACATTTGATCTTTTAACTCGGCCATGGACTGCCCGGTTTTCTTAGCTATCTCATTTAATGGATTAAAACCAGCATTAATTAATTGTAACAAGTCCCCGCCCTGCAATCTGCCCAACGATGATACTTGCCCAAATACTAAAGCCATAGAACTAAACTTGGCCGCGCTACCTCCCGATGCATCACCGAGCATTTTTAATGTGGGAATTATTTTTCCACTCTCGACACCAAATTGTAAAAGCGTTTTACTTGCTTGTGCCAAGTCAGTTGTTTCAAAAGGTGTAACCGCGGCCATTTTTTTTAAATCATCCATCATAACAGTTGCTTTTTCCGCACTGCCCAACATTGTTTCAAATGAAGCTTGAAGCATTTCCATTTGTGCGGTTGATCTAACCGCTACCGATACTAAACCAATTACCGCCGCCGATGCTGCGGCACCAATTCCGGCAGCCATACCTAAAGACATTCCCTCAAATGTTTTCATCTTTTTTTGGGAATTATCAATGGATGTATCTAGTCCAGAATTATCACCAACAATTCGGACCACCATCTGTCCTAAGTCTGAACTACCCATCTATTGCTCCATATTGCGCTTCTAATTCTTCCCGCGTTTTTTCTGCTTTCATTTCATCGCGTATCTTTTTTAAATCACTAATATTAGCCATCACTCTATCGTCTTTTTCAGTTGATGGGTATTTGATTTCCATCCCCTTATTAAAATATAATATAATCTGCCCAATCGTCATTTCCCAAAGCAAATATTCTTTAGTTGCCCATGCATACATAATTCCCATTCCCGCGAATAATCGACCAAGCTCAATTACTTCTTCCGCTTGGTCGTCACCGCGTTTTTTGTTTTTGTATCACCCGTATTGTACGCTTGCGTTAAAGCGCCCTGTATTGCTTGAGCAAATGCGGTTATCTGCGCACTATTGCAGTTTTCTTTAAACCAATCGGCGTTCATTTCAGGAAATTTACGGGCGCAAAAACAACCGCAAATTTCAACTGCTATTTTATACGCCTCTTCTGCCTCTGCACCGCCCTCTGCTAGTATTTTTATTTTTTCATCACTAGACGATAGTGCATAAAGCTTTTTCATTAATGCATCGATCTCAAATGTAATGCCGCTGGGAAGAAATGATACATCAATATCATTTCCCCCCAAACGAATGATCTTTGCTTCTGGCTTTAGAATATCAAGATCAATTATTTTCATTTATGCCACTGTTTTCGTGAATATCGTTCCAGCCGTTGCATACTGTTTGGCTAACAGGTTAAAAGAATATATGTTTACGGGATCGGCATCATTATCCGATTTAGGATTCATCGTATAACCGCCATCCATAAATACATTGGGTAGTACGTAGGTCGTGGTCTGCGTGGATCCCGTTGCAAGTTTTCGGGTATTTACAAGTTTAATTGATTTGCCCAACTGTACGCTGGTCTGCCCACCCACGGTCAATGCGCCCGAAGTTCCTGTTATTACGCCACCCGAAAGCAACGAGAAACTAGAACCATCATATTCGATCAAATCAATTCCGATAGTTGCGGTTTCTTTCGATACACCCGTAATGGGATCCACCGAATTCCCTGACTGCGATGTGTAACTCTCGGCAACGTAGGCAAAAGATTTTACCATGCCCGCGCCAAGATTTACCGTGATTCCTGCGGCCGATGCGCCTAGTGCACCACAGTACATTGCGAAGTTTCCTACTTCAATTTTCGCATCCGTTACTGTACCAAGTTGATAATATGCCATATCTTTCTCCTTTTAAGAAACTGTTGACGTTGGATAAATAATTAAAATATCCACCGGCGCATTATATATATTTTCTGACGTTTCAGGAATTAAGCCCTGCGCTTGTTTTAAACTACAACGGGTAACTGCGAAATTTCCCGCTTCCCCATATGCACCCATTCCAGATGTTCCATGAAATAAATCTATAACCTTTCTTGCCAAATTCGATGCCGCTTCAGCAGTCGTTGCTCGACAATTAATACTGAAAGAAGCACGCTCAATCCCAAACTGTCTTACTGTTCCAGGCATTTCAAAATAATTAATACATGGGACTATTGCACTGCCCGCAGTTCCAGTTGGTCTTGTTCCGTTATATATTCTTGCACCCACAATAGCCGTAATAGCCGATGCTTGCGCCATTGAATACCCAACCGCCTGACTCGGGCTCATTGTAGATACTCCCCAAAATAAGTTTTTCCATTATAAGTTAGTAATGTTAATGCTTTCCCTTTTGCCATATCAAGTGCCGGTCGCAGAAATGGTTGTGCATCAGAACGCAGTGTCCCAAATTCTACATATGGGGCATAATCAACCGCAGTACCTACTAATACCTCATTTGGATCATTTGATTTATTAATTTTTTTAAACGTAGAAACATTATGCGGATACGATTTTGGTTTGCTTGCATTTGGTTTTGGCGTTTCCAATTCTGTGCCCATCGTCGTGCTTTGCACCGTAATACTCGCCGCCAAATAACCATAATCAATTGGACATAAAAGTTTTGCCTGCCCTTCTACAATCAATCCCAATTCAAATGCAGTTTTTCCAATTACTTTTTTCCCTTGCACTTTTACTTTATCACCATTCCAAATTAAAGTCGCTTCCGTTTTCATTGTAAACGCTCCAATCCGGTAACGGTTAATTCACCTTTGAATGCTACGTCATCCGATGGGCCAGTTATTTTGTACGTTATATTATTATAAGTTATTGATACATCATTAATAGTAAATGAATAATCAGCTGGGCGCGTGACCAATACGTGCGTACTTGCACGAGCCATTCTATCAGAAATATATCTTTGCGATTGCCCTGGACTCCATATCGCGCCCGCATGCGCGAGTGTAACCGTTGTGGTTGAAATGGTAGTACCGCCCATACCATCGTTAGTTTCAGTTTGACGATTTATTTTTATGCCTATCAGATCAAGCATATCACTTAACATTTAGAAACACCTCGCAATTCTGTAATCAGTCAAATCTTCAGTTAGTTTTTTTGGGTATCCAAATTCATCCTCTTTCCCATCTGTAAATGTTTCACTAAAAGGACCAAGAGAATGTGATTTAACATTAGCACTTATTTTATCGCGTACATCATAATCATATGCTACCATTTTAGCGGCAATCATTTTTATTGCAAATGGCCATTGAGTCAAAAAGAATGTTATTGCGTTTCCAGAACTGTTATTATAATATTCATCAACTACGGAACACGCGGAAGTAAGGATAATTGTTTCATCGCTTATGGATTCAATTGTTACATAAGAATCATTCCGCCTGCTCCCATATATAAAAATATCATCACCAACTTTAAAACCATAATCCTCCCATTTATTACCATCGGAAATAATAGAACGGGAAGTTGCATTAAATCTTACCGAAGTGCAAAGATTTATTTCATCGGACACAAAATAATTATTAGTCATTAAAGTAATACGCTCTTGTACTTTTCTAATATAACCGCTTGCCAATATGGTCGTGGCGGAAGCGGTGATATTAGAATATAATGTGCACTCCGTTCCCGT